ATTGCGACACTTGTAAGTTGCTACACGATCACGATACCACTATGGAAAGTGATAACAGTTGCCAAGGGGGAGAACAATGAAAGAAGTTAAATTAGTATTTACCGCGTTTATTAAAGTTCCCCGCATACTGGGAAGGTGATGAAGTCTATTGCTCGAAATGCCAAACCAAACTAGAGGACTAAGGTACTTGACAAACAAAAAATAAAGTTTTATAATCAGCACTACCAACGCACTACTAACTAGATAAGGGGAAATAAATGACTACAACAACAATAGAAAAAGTTACAGTTAAGCAAGCAAGTCAAGCAATAAACCAACTCGCAACAAACTTCATGGAGTCAAACGAGATTGACGCGGACTTACTTTCGATTGTCACTACTGGAATTACAAGTGACACAATTCGCCACTTACGCGATTACATGATGGGTATGCCAGCAGATTTCGGCGTAGGGTTCATGATTAAATTCGCTGAAGCGATTGTAGAAAAAACAGAAGCGCACAACTCATACGCAATTAAAACAATTCTCTCGGCTTTCTACTTTGAGAACTCAGAGGTTGATAAGGCAAACAAACTACTCGCTGAAGTGTTAGAGAGTAATCCAAACTACTCACTAGCCAAATTACTCTTACGGGTATTTGAGGCGGGTTGGCCAGTCGAGGCTTTCGTAACTATGCGAAAAGAACTTCACCCGAAAGTTATTCTCGCAATTAAAGAGGACTCGGAAATAGAACTTAATAACTAATAAGTAAAGAGAAGCCCCGCAGAGATGCGGGGTTTCTTTCTTTCTCCGACACGCAGGGCAAGTAAGGATTTGCTATTCTGATTTTGGTAGGCTACAATTAAGTTATCAAAACAAGGGGGTGAAATAAATGCTAAGTTTCGGAGATTATGTAAATGGGCTTAATGACAACGCGTGTTGTCAATGCGGGCGCAAGACAGGTAAGAACTCTTGGTTCGTTCAACTATCTATCTATGGTGCGATACTAGACCCAAAGATTGCGGTAGAGGGCAACCCTAAGTCACAGGGCTACTGGGCAGTTGGAAGCGAGTGCGCTAAAAAGTTTAATCGTGCGGTGCTAGTAAAGTAATAAAAATAACTAAAAAGAACTCTCGCAGAAATGCGGGGGTTTCTTTTTTTTTTCGGGTTTAGCAAAAAGTAAAAACTGAACCAAGATCGCTAGTGCGGTGCTGGACTTCCAAACAACTTTCATAGTTACCAAAACCTTAGCAAAAAAAGTGTTAAGACAAAACGGACATTTTGCTTGTGATGTATGTCACAAAAGATTTTTCAGATTTTTGATTGACTTTTGCCCCTCTAATTCGTCTTACATAATAGAAGGATAAAAAATAACTAAGGGGGAAAAATGTACGATTACACAGATTATTTAGAAAGTGATTATGCCAAGCCAGCCGGCCCAAAGCGTTTAGCAGACCGACCAAACTTAACTACGCCTACGAAGTCTCGCAAGGTCGCACCAGCCCGCTACTGCGAGTGCGGGCAGAAGTTGTCCATAGTTAATGAAGGAGTTGCTTGCTTTATCTGTACGCGGAAAAAGAAATAAGTTATAGGTACTTGACTTTACTCAGGCAAAGTATTAAGATTACAACAACAACAACTTATAGGGGGAAGTAATGGATACAATTTCAATGAGTTACCACTTGCGGGGAAATTTCTACCCACCGCTACCATTTGATTATGCTGAACCTGCTGTCAAAGCATGGGAGTTTTATCAAGAGGAAAACTATGATGCGGTAGTCGTACTACCTGCCGACATAGTGCCTCACCCTGCTACTGCCGTAAAGACAGAAGCCGGCTGGGAAATAACTGCAAGCGAGTTGGTGCGGATACTCAGGTTAGATAGATAAGATAAGTTAAATTAAGAGAGCCCCGTCAGAAATGGCGGGGTTTTCTTTTACCCCTATTATTTTTACTTTTTGCTAATGCAGGTTTTTTTTGCAGCTGACCGGTTCCCGACTTACAAACAACTTTTTGACCTACGCTTTTTTATTTGGGCGACACGCTGATTTAGATTTGACAATCTGTAAAAAACCTTTATACTTAGACTTACAACCAAACAGAGGCAGAAAAAGGAAATAGGCAAAAGTCCTCGCCAGTAGAAAACTAACAAAGGAGAAAAAAATGACCTTCACTAAAATAAGAAGTGGAATGTACGAGAGTGCAGATTGTTGGATTACAGATGTTTGGTACATGCACGAAGGTGATGAAGCTGCAATTGCTTCATATGGAAAAACTGGCTGGGCATATGGAGCGCATGGAGAACTCTGGGGAACTTGCAAAACTCTCAAAGAAGCCAAGGAAATTTGCTCAAACTCAATAGACACGCCGAAATAAATAGATTTGCATATTAGAAATAAGTAGGTTATACTCGGCACTACCAAACAAACAAAGGGGGAACAAAATGAAAAAGTTTATCTTGGTAAAGAAGTCTGACGGAGAACGCGGACAAAATGGCAAGAAAAAGATTTACGAGATTGTTCAAGAAGGAACTCGCGTTGTAATGATGTGGGGTAAGGCAGAGGAACTTAACAAGCAACAAAATGTTAAGACCTTCCAAACAGAACAACAGGCTTACTGGTTCGCACTAGATAAGCAATGGGAAAAGATGAACAAAGGTTACGAATTAGTAGCCTCTCTCTAAGATGTGGGGAAGCCTCACCGAAAGGTGGGGCTATCCACAACAGCGATAGGTGTTCGGTAGAGAGTATCTGCTGTATAGAGAGTCTCTGCGACATCTGCTTAGACGATAGTAAAAAGTAAAAACTATGACGACACGACACGGAAATGTTTATTCAAATAGATTTGACAATTTATAGAAAACCTTTATACTTATACTAACAACAACAAGGGGGTAATAAAATGACCACAGTTACTAGCAATACATATGACAAAAGACAATTAGCGTATGAGTTAGCAAAAGAGGCTCACGGAATACAAGCATGGGCAGCCTTATGGGGTAGCGCAAGCGTATTGCTTACCGATAAAGATTTAGATGTCATAATCAGAGTAATGGAGAAAGGGGCAATAAAATGAACGAATTCAGAAATTGCGCAGAGTGCCACAAGGTATTCAATTTGAGTAATAAAAATGATGCCAATGAGTTTTACTATGGACACGATTGCGAGGGGAAGTAATGAAAAACTTAGAATTGGTAAGAGAAAGAGTAAGCGAGGCTAAGGCTATCGCTTGGGATACCTGCCACAAGATTTATGTCCTTATGGACGACGAGCAGGTAGAACTAATGCGTGAGTATCAGTATGACGACCTTATTACAAAAGAAAAAATGACAACTGATGAAATGGTAGATACCTTAGAAAATTGGTTTGGGGCGTCTTGTAGCCTTAGATTTATTCAAGCAGTATCTACTAATCCCGAAAACCCGAACGCGGGATTTGAGTCGCTCATTAGTCAAGGTGAGGACGAGGATTACTATGACGACGAAAACTAAAAAACCACCACGCTATCTTTATCACGCAACTGCGGTTTGTAATCAAGAGGGCATTGAGAAGGAAGGACTTCGTGCTGGTTTTGGAGAAGTCTATGCGAGCGAGAGCGAAAATGATTGCCTAGCCTTTATGGGGTTTCGGTTAATGTCACACTTTCACTTTGATAAAAAAGGTGAGCAACCTCTATTCGTAGAGCACGATAGATTGCTTGTGTATGAAATTGACACGAAGGTTACAGGGAAAAGTAAATGGGAAATAGGCACAGACCATAGCCCTGAGTTTTTTGGTAACGCAACCTCATGGGTTCATCTTGGTTCAATAGAACGAGGAGCAATTGTTCGCTGCATTGAATTTGCTCCACAAGATAGCAAAAAGTAAAAACTGCGGTGATGCGGGTGCTTGACAAAAAACAACTCGCATGAGATACTTACACTACAAAGAAAGGGGGTCGCTCAAATGAGTGACAAAGAAACAGTAACACTAGAACTAGATTTAGAAGAAGGTGCTTTCCTAAATATGGGATTGGCATTACTACTAGAGATGTTAGGTAACGACATTGAGAAGTGGGAGAACAAGAAAGAGTCTTCTATGGATAAGTTGTTTTTCCTTATGGACACAAAGGTAGGAGTCGCAAGCCTATGGCGCAAGATTCTTATTACAATGGGGGCAGACCCCGAAGACATTGCCGAACACTTAGAAAGTGCGGGTGAGTGACATGGCTGAACACCACTACATAATTAAGTTTGATGATGTTACTAAGATATGGTCACAGGACACAGATTCCGAAGAAGTGCGGTTTGTTGATGGCACTATCTATGATGAAGCAGAGCAAGCGTGGTTCGTGCCGTATCAAGGTGATGGACAATTCTATCGAAACGCTGATGAGATTGACGAGCGACTATCAACAGTTATAGACCTACTAGAAGGGCTGAAAAAATAATGGACGAGATTCTTTTAAGTCGAACAGTTATGTTCGTAGGTGACTACTTTACTTTGATGACCACAGTTGTCCTTGACGAGAAGTTGCGGAACGAAGATGAAGGTGACAACGACTTTGCCGTTCGCGTTGCCTCAGTATTTATGAACGAATACTACGGATTTGATGTCGAGGCAGTATCAAATAGTATTGGAGTCATTGACGAAGATGGAGAAGTGAGCGAAGATGAGTGAAAGAGAATACACATTGCTAAAATGGGAAATAGAAAGACAATTAGCAAAACCTGCTAAAGACGAATACGACAGATTTGGAAATCTTTCTATACAAAAAAAGATACTTGACAGGATTGAGTATCACACAAATTTTCTGATTACGGACAACTTTGACAAGAACAGAAGCAGGCGTCACATAATGAAAATAGAAATCTTAAAAGAGATGCTAGAGGAAGGGAACAAAGATGAGTAACCTCACACTTGACATGCTTTCTAATTTAGTTGATGACATTACAAATGGAAGTTTAGATGGTCAGTTAGATTCGATTAGCAAAGCAGTAGAGCAGAGAAAGAAAGAGATTCGTAGTGGAACAACCATTGACGATTTTAGAGTTGGAGATGTTGTAACCATTAACGAGCGTTGCGGAACTAAGTACCTTGTTGGAGAACGAGGCACAGTTGTGGGGATTCGTAGGACTAAGATAACGATTCAGTTTGAGAACCCGAAGGGTAGGTTCGTGCGGAAGAACGCAGATGGAACTACCTATTCCTCAGATGTTGTAGTGCCAGTAGAGATTGTTGATAGGAAAAAGTAAAAGAGAAGAAAATGCGGTAAAGTATTATCACCTCGACAAATAGGCAACCCCTTCGCCTAAGTCGAGATGAGAGTGGGCTCACCCTTCCACTCCGCCGACCTCTCTCTTTAACCCCTTTTAGATGAGAAGTCGGTGTAATTGGGTGCTTGACTTTCTGTAAATGGTTTGGTAAGATTTGCTTATACAAACAAGGGGGGTAAGGAAATGGATTCAGTAGCATTTGATGAGTTCGGCAGAGTTTATGTTCGCCCAATTCACTATGGTCTAGCAGTTGCTAGAGGTGGAGCAGGAACAGCACCGAAGGTAAATCTAGAGGTTCGCTTTTGTGTTATTTGCGAAAAGAAACTCTCTATCTACAACACCGACAAAGACAGAGTTTGTTATAGCGACAAGTGCGAAAAAGAATTTCGTGACAAGAAGAAAAAGTAAAGTATTATATAGATAATTAAAGCAGTAAAGCAAGCCCCGTCAGAAATGGCGGGGTTTTGCTTTGCCCAAATCACCACCGACAAATGACGCTACGCTTTTATACATGAAGATTGTTGATAAGGATTACCACCCAAATGGCTCAGCCAACCCTTTCGTTGTTGCTATCGTAGATAGTCCTGAAGAAGGAGATACGAAACTAGTAATAATGTTTGAGGATTATGATTACATTGCGGTACTATCACTTGACTATCTTGTTCGTGATGAAGACATTTCTGTAAGATTTAATGGACACCACGGAGATAAATACGAAAAACTTCGTAACGACTTGTGGGACGATTTTGCTGGATAGCAAAAAGTAAAAACTAAGGGTGGGGTGAGATGACAACTATTGCTGCGGTGCAGGGTGAAGGCTGGGTTGTTGTTGGCTGCGACTCAAGAGTTACCGAGAACCAAGAGAGAATATTTACTTTGGCTAAAGAAAATGGCAAAGTAGTTAAGAACGGAAATTACTTACTAGGCGCGGCCGGCGACATGAGAGCCATCAACTTACTTACACATGTCTTTAAGCCACCTGTCATTAACCCAACAACTTATGGGATCAGGCTGGATAAGTTTATGACTGCGGTTTTTATCCCTGAACTAAAGAAATGTTTCGAGGAAGCCTCATACTCCAAAGATGGTGAGATGGAATCCCAAGTCATGGTTGTGGTTAATGGAACTGTCTATGAGATAGGTAATGACTTTTCGTGGGCACATGACGAGTCAGGTATTTACTCAATAGGTTCGGGTGGCGACTACGCTATCAGCGCGTTGCTTGCCACATTCGAAACACGCAAGAGAACTATTGGAACTGCAAAGATACTTGTGCGTCAAGCAATAACTATTGCATCGAAGTTAGATCCAAATACTGCACCGCCTATCTACATACAAATCCAACACTTCGGGTAAGTTTTTTACTTTTTGCTGTTTAGCTCTGCAGCCGGCGTTCCTTGGAAACCAACTACAAACAACTTGGTGATGTCTGCTACGAGGACTTGACACACGACCTTCGTTACCATATACTTATGCTATTCAGTAAGGGGAAAGTCGCTGGTCACCTGAACGACCTGAAACCTAGGGGGTCGGAAACAATACGACTCCCTTACTGAATCTTATTTTTGACATTACGAACTTGATGTACTAGAGTCACCACTATGAATACACAAAGACAAAGGGAGAAAAGATATATGAAAAGACTAATACTAATAATCGCACTTGTAGCATCCTCGCTAACACCTGCGCACGCCGAGCCAACTCAAACTATTGCGGTGATTGACTCAGGAGTCAATACTGCGTTATTTAATAATATTGTTACAGAGGTATGTATTCTCGAATACTCCAACTGCGCTAATGGAAAGCCTTTCATGGAAGGTAAGGGCGCGGCTAATACAGGAGTGACAACTAATGCTGCGCTTAATCACGCAACTGGGATGATATCTATTATCAACAAAGTGAACCCTTCAGTAAATATTATTCCAATTCGTATTATTGGAATTACGGATAAAGGTAATCCTTATATCTACTCAAACAATGCGGTGAAGTTAGCACTTGATTGGGTTGTTGCCAACCACGCTAAATATAATATTACTGCGGTATCCGTATCGCAAGGTAAAGTTTTTGCTGGATGTAGAGTCCCTGATGGAACTGCTAATGCGGTAGCAACCCTGAAGGCTAACAATGTCGCGGTAATTGGTGCGACAGGTAATACCAGTAATAGAAAAGAGATGGACTCGATTGCCTGCCTACCTGATGTAATCTCAGTAGGAGCAACAGACAACCCTGATAAGGGAACTAGCGGAATTGCTTACGACCCTACGGCAAAGCCATATATTGCTCGATACAGTAATGGTAATGCTCAGACAAGTTTCTACTTAAACGCTCGGATGTATGTCCTTCAGAGTAATGGAAAGCAGAAGTTTACAGTCGGAACTTCCAACTCAACTGCCTCACTCGCTGGATTGTGGACGCTGAACAGAAAGTCAAGCGTTGCGGAAACGCAAGCGACTCTCAACTCTTTAGCAACAACTGCGAGTAACGAGTGGCTAACAGGGAAGTATCTTAAACTTCCATAACCTAAACGCCTTTAGCAAAAAGTAAAAATAGATGCCCCCTCCCCCCGAGGGGGTTTTCTATTGTTGCGGTGTTTGACTTTCTACAAAAAAGTGCTAAACTTAGATTAACAAAATGAAAGGGGAAAGTAAATGGAACTAGAAGTAGAATTGGCTCAGTGTACGCGGTGTGAGGATGAAGTTGATGCGAGCACACTAATGGCTTATGGCGATTGGGAATTGTGTGAGATATGCCAGGGCGACATTTAATCTCAGGTATTGACTTTCTAAAAAATTAGTGAGATACTTACGCTACTTAACAAGAAAAGGGGAACGCAATGAAAGATACACACGAGATTGTAAAGTGTAAGAATTGCTTAAAAGATACCGAATACTCTTCATATGAAGTCTACGAAGCAATATGCTTAAAGTGCCAGAAGCAAGTGGTGGTACTAGAAAGCGATTGTGTGTGCGCAGATGAAGATGGCCCGGACTATGGTGAGTGCTTCGGTTGCTATGATGATGCTAAAGATAATCTTAAGCATCTAATCAACGCTTGGGTAGACGCTCAAGGTAAAGAATTTTCTGAAGTCCGTATAGATGGAACTGGAATGGGATGGCAACGCCAAAGTGGTTATGCCCATACGGACATAGATGATCTTGCTCATGCCCTCGCACTTCGCGGTGACTTCCGTATTGTCTTCACTTTAGAAAATGGCGAACTAACTGCGACTCGATCATCTCATGATGAACCTACGGGAGCGCACTTCACCTTCACGCCAAGCGACACGCCAAGCGAGTAAGGTTGCGTATCTTGATTGACTATGCTATACTTACGCCATAACAATAACGAAGGGGGAATAAAATGGTTTGCTCAAGTTGCTCGATAAGAGGTATCCGTGTTTGTTACCATATCGAAGTAAGTAAAGATGAACTTTACACGGAGTATCTCGAAGACTAAATAGTAATTAAAAGCCCCCACCAAGTGTGGGGGTTTTTTCTTTGCAGCGATGCATTTAGCAAAAAGTAAAAATTTAACAGCTGCGGTTGTCAGCTGCGCAACTGCAAACAACTTCGTCATCTCCGCCTACTATCTACTAATGCTTGATTTTCTACAAAAAAGTGATAGAATTAGATTAACAAAATGAAAGGGGAAAAAATGTTAATTTCACCAAAGCAACTCGCGTTCGCGGGTCGCCTCGCCAACGAGCGCGGAGTCGCGCTCGATAGTAGTTTTTCTACTTGGTCAATGAACCAAGCAAGCGAGGAGATTGCTCGCCTACTCGCAATGCCAAAGGTTGGCGTACGCGTACTTCCTGAGGGCATCTACCTTAAAGATGGGATTGTCTATAAGGTACAAGTGTCTGGTGCTGGACGCTCATACGCAAAAGTCTTGCGTGAGAAGGGTGGGTTCGAGTATGACAATACTGCCATCAAGAATCTTTCCATCGAGGATAAGATTACGATTGAGCAGGCTAAGGCGTATGGCGTTCAGTATGGCGTCTGCGTTGTCTGCGGAGCGTTGCTTACGGACGCAAAGAGTGTGGCAGCAGGGATTGGGCCGGTGTGCGGTAAGCGCATCTAAGTATTAAAAAGTTAAGCCCCTCGCATACGCGGGGGGTTTTTCTTTGCTCACTATAAACAACTTCGTTTGGATCCAGCTGCGTGCCGTATGTTTTTTACTTTTTGCTAATTATCTCTGCAATTTTGAGATGCGTCTGAGAGAAGTACGAACAACTTCTTGGTTTGACTTTCCTGATCCTTAATGATAGACTCACGCTAAATAAAGAGAAAGGGGGGTTAGTCATGGAAAACCTAGACAACCTCGCAGTAATAGATAAGAGCGTGGAAGCACCACGCTACGAGATTGAGTACCCACAAGAGTTGTGGTCGGAAGTCTTAGAAGGATTGTGGATTGGCGGAACAGATGATAATGACATCTACGACCAATTAGAAGTACCAATGATTAGGCGAGAGCATTTCGATACTGTCTTTACGGCGTATGCGTGGGCTAATCCTGTGGATTGGTTTGTCAAAGAGATTCGTTATGGTTTCTGGGATAGTCATGTAAAGGGTGAAGCAGGTTTTAATCCTGCGGAGTTAGACGACATAGCCTCAATGATGTATGCCGATTGGAAAAATGGTAAGAAGGTTTTATTCCGTTGTCAAGCAGGTCTTAATCGTTCGAGTCTATGTGCTGCTTTGGTCTTAATGAAAGACGGCTATACGGCAGATGACGCTATCGCCCTTATTCGTGAGAAGCGAAGTCAGTACGCACTATTTAATAAGACTTTCGTAGATTACCTGAGAAGCCTATAAGCGACACGCCGAAGGTCAGGAAGGTTTGACTTATGTCAGGAAGGTCTGTATCATTAAGGTATTAACAAAAGTTGTTAATAGAAAAGGGGTAGAAAAATGAAAACAGAAGCGAAGTTCATCAGACGCCGTATCGCAGTTGCCGTTATATTTTTCGCTATGTTCGGTTGGGCGTTAGACGCTACAACACCTGAAATGTGTAAAGTACCTGTGGAGCAGATGAACCAATACTGTATAGATTTAATCTACCCATAATCGAAAGGGGAATAAAAATGAAATGCTTAACTTGCGGAACTACTGAAGGCATAGTGTATTCAGGCGTAGATGCTTTCTGCCTCGGAGTAGAAACAGAAAAGATTTGCTACCCATGCGCTAATGCGGTTGCTTTACAAAAAAGGTTGGAGTCAGCCAATGAAGGTAACTAAAAAAGGAAACGCTTTATTCAAAGAGAGAGAAAGAACTAGCGCAACGCAAGCCGAGTTTCTGATTAAGTTTGCCTCTATGAGTGACGAACAGTTTTGGAAGTGGTCTGAACTAAAGACAACTGCCGAAGCAAGAGCGTTTATGGAAGCAATACCAATGCCACCAATGAGAACAAACAAAATGTTTATCGAACTGGAAAAACAGGAAGGTAGCAAAAAGTAAAAATGACACTAGACACGGGAACTTTAGCAGCAATAATTATTGCGCTCGCCGGTTCATGTACGGTGATGATTATTTCTATTCGCAAAATTGGCGAACTGGAAAGACAGAACAGATTTCTACGCAACCAACTAAAAACGAAAGCAGGTAAGTAATGGATACAACTCAAGTAGTACTACCCGACAACTGCGGGTTCTCATGTCAGTTCGAGTGGATTGAGGTTTCCTCAAACTTCTTTAATGTTTCTGTCTATACGCCTGCGCTTATCGCCGGTTTAGCTGGGTATTTAATGTACCGATTCATTAAAAAGAGCAAAAAGCGCAGCCCACTTGAGAAAAAGTAAAAACATAGAAGCAGACGCTTCTAAACTCTATGACTCAGGATTGTCCATAGATAATGTTGCTTTGGAGTTAGATGTTTGCTACCGAACAGCAAGAAGGGCTATTAAGAACGCCGGTGTCACACTTCGTGACCCCTCTGCTCGCCTGAAAGGGCGTACAAGCCCTAAGAGAAAGAAGGGTTAAATGAACAACCTTAGTATAGTTTGGACAGCCGTAGTAGCCGTTGTAGCAGGTCTAGCGTCAATTCTAGCCTCTATCGCTGGTAACGACTCATTGTCTATAAGTTTCGGTCTGTGTGCGGTTGCTTCGGCAACGCTCGCAAGCCGAGAACGCTAAGCCGTTCCTTAGCACCGAGAGGCTCACTAACAACCTTCCCCGTTGGTGAGTCTTTCTTTTGGCGTGTCACTTGCTTTGTTTGTTCGATAGTGTTATTGTTTGCCTTATCAAACAGATAAGGAGTTTCAAATGCCCATCTCACGCCCGCAATACCCAACTTGCTACACCTGCGCCCGCGAATTCACCCACCTATGTACCTCTGAGGGTACATACTGCCTACACTATGACGGACTCACTGGCTTTGTCGTTAACTGCGACACCTGCCGTGTTTCAACTCAACAAAAGTTCCTCGCGCTCTACAAATAATTCAAGGAAGAAGCCCGCTGCGGCGGGTTTTTTCTTGCGCTAGCAATTTTTACTTTTTGCTATCCTGACCGGCGCGGAGGGATCTGGCTACAAACAACTTTGGCGTGTTGCTTGACTTAGGATGATGTCTAATGTATTATTATGTATTGAAAGGGGATAAAATGACAAAACGGACAAAGGTTCAAATCATTTACATAAATTGCTGGAAATGCGGGATTTCAATGTCCTTACCTGAAAAAGACTACTATCACGGAGCAAGTTGCGGGAAATGCTGATAAAAAGGTCACTTTCCTGACCTTCCTGTGCTAGAGTATTACCTATGAATGACGAAAGACGATACGAAAGGTAAGTAAGTAATACCTGTCTCCCCAATGAGGGTGGCTGAGTTGGCTAGTACAGCAACCAACTGCGGTTAGTTAAACGCAGAGTCCATGTCCCCAAACAAAGGAATACCTATGAATACAGTTCCTAATAAAACTGTCGAACAAATAATCAGCGTAGCCATTGCGGTTGTGTTGGTTTCATGTTTCTCTAGTTATGTTCAAACTTCGAGCGCAGATGTAGTAACAAATAAAGTAACAAAAGTTCAACTGGCTGAAGAGATTGCGCTACATGAAGAGAAGATTAAAGAACTTCAACTAAAGAAGTTCGCAGAACAACGAAAACCATTTACAGATAAAGAACTAGCCCAAATGCTTTACGCGGTTGGCTTCGAGGGCAGGGCTCTCAAAGTTGCTTGGGCAGTTGTAAAGAAAGAGTCCAACGGACGACCACTAGCCTTCAATGGCAACACCCGTACTGGCGATAGTTCATACGGCATCTTCCAGATCAACATGATTGGTGGATTAGGCGTAGACCGCCGAGAAAAGTATGACTTAAAAACAAACAGAGAATTATTCGATCCTGTCGTTAATGCCGAGATTGCGCTTCACATGACTAACGAAGGTGAGAATTGGAGTTCTTGGAAAGTTGGGAGCGGGTATAATGGTAGAGATCAAGCCCGTTTCTTAGACTGGTACAAGAGATTCCCAGAAGGAGTACCCCTTTCATGACTGAAGAAGTAGCCCCAATTCATGATCAAGTAGTATCAACACCCGCCGAGTGGGTTGCTGAACCTATCCATGAAGAGCCTGTAGTTCCCGTTGAGGAGCCTAGGGTTGAAGAAGTTATTGTTGAACCAACACCAGAAGTTGTTGTTGAACCAACGCCGCCGGCTGTCGAAGAGCTAGTAGCAAAAAGTAAAAATGAAGAGCATGTTGCAGCGGCAGCTCCAGACCACGGCTTAGATGAAAAAGTTGTTCATACATCAGCCTTGGTTTTCAAGTCTAATTCTCACAATTCTGTATCAGTTGGTTTGGTACAAGGACGCTTAGTTGAGATGGGATTTGTCGCTGCCAGTTCAGACAAGTACGGATGGCTATGCGAAGGAACAATGGAAGCCCTCGCTGCGTTTGCTAACACAAGCGTAGAAGAAGTTAATCTCAAAGACGCTTCAGTCATTGAAGCGTTGTTTGCGGGCACACAAGTTAGAGTTGTTTCTTAAGTAATTCATAATCAGCGTCCAGTCCCTCGTCTAAAATTGAGGGGCTGGGCGCTTTTTACTTTTTGTTAAGCGCTTTCGTGTGGAACATGGAAGGACGACACAATGGCAAAGAAAATGATAACGGAAGATGAGCGTGAAAATGCTTTCCTAGAGAAGGCAAAGATGCTTGTTGGTCGTGTAGTCGCGGTGTTCGCTGCGTCTGGATTGTCTGTAGTTGGTGCGGGTTCTCTCTTTGGTATCGAAGTGTGGAAGTCTATTGCGCTTGCTGGAGGTTTGGGTGTCGCTACTGTTGTAGAGGCTTTGTCCCGCGCCTATCTAGCGGACGGAAAACTTACTACCTCCGAGATTAACGACGCGTTTCGCTTAGTTGATAAGAAGAAGGCTGACGACTAATACGGATTATCAAAAAAGAAACCCCCTAGTTTTCGCTAGGGGGTTTTCTTTAATGAGGTTACTTTAGGCTCCGAAGATGAAACATAGAGCGACTGCGATACCTACACCAATGAAGGCTCCGATAGGTGCGCCGAAGTCTGCGTTATCATCTAACCAATCTATTACTGCTGTAAATGGATTCATTTTCTTTCCCCCTTTTAGGTTCTCCTTGAACCAATAAGATAAAGATACACTACGCCCTAACATTTGTCAAAGACACGCCGAGTAGGGGGCTGCCCTGCGGTTAGAGGTTTTGATTTGTCTATAGACATTAGAGCCACCATTTGAGGTTTTGTAGCCATACCGAACGAGTCTGAATACAAGCCCCGAGGTAGTAACTCCAAGTAACTTACCGAGTCTGTACATAGAAACCCCGTGTACTGTGTGCGCTTCGTTGAGCAAGTAAGAATACTCTTCGGCTTCTGAACGATAACGCGGTGAGTTCGAGCGAACCTTCTCTGCTATTGGTTTAAGTTCTTTAAGCCTTGCTAGTAATTCAGCGGGAGGTAAGGCGTGAATAGTCAATGAAGATTTAGGCTCATGCTTTGGAACCTCTGGGATTACTAGAGTTGGAGGTACAGGCTCTGCGGTGTGCTTGCCTATAATAATTCTTATCATCTCATTTGATAGCCCTGTAGATTTAGCAATGCTAACGTGTGTCCACCCTGCGTTTACTAGCGCAATGACGTAATCATTTCGCAAGTTCTTTAAGTTGCTTTTAGCCAATGCGGTGAAGTTGTTTGTAACCTCTTCAGGTAGTTGAACATTAGCAACCTTGTTCATACCTGCGCGTTTGTAGTAGTTTTTACTTTTTCCTAATTGCGTTTCTTCGATTGTCGTTGTTGTCATTTGTCTTTTGTCCTTTGTCTTTTAGAGTCCGAATAGTTTTCGTAGTTTGTTTGCGGTGGCTTCGTCAAGTCCGAGAGTTGAACCTTCGTCATCTACTCCGCCTGTGAAGATTACATTTCCTTTGATCAAGTCTGTCTTTCCGAAAGACTCTTCCCATAGGTCTGTGGCTAACGGGTTGAAAGGCAAGCCGTTTAGTTTGCCTTCTTCGTTACACCACATAGTGAGAGTTGGGCTTAGATCTACTGCCTCTATCCAACCACCGACTGCTTCTTGAAGTTGCTTTAGTCTTTGTCCCTCTTCAGCGATTTCGACCTCTACTGCTACTCCGTCTGTGTCTAGTTTAATTGCTAACATTTGTTTTCTCCCTTTGTTGTTATGCCGTAAGTTTAGTACTAGCATTTTAGTTTGTCAAACTGTCGTACATAAGGAAGCCCCTCTTTCGAGGGGCTACCTTGTTTGTCTTAGTTAGTTGCCCAGAAATCTTCTACTGCGAAGTTTTCGACCTCTACCTTGCGCTTTGCTACCTTGCGCTTTGCTACCTTGCGGTCTTGCTTGATTGTGTCAATTACGAAAGGTGAAGCGATTAGTAGGACACTTGCGAAGTAGATTACGGCTGTTGTCTGTGACATTTTATTTCCCCTATTCTTTAAGCACCCCTTGTGCTTATGAGATAAGTTTATCAAACTGTAGGCTAGTGTCAAGTAATAACAAGCCTTTTCTTTGTGATGTCTGTCACAGTGCGGTGGTGTGTTGAGATTGTTTATAGGCGCGGCTGGCAAGCGCAATTTTTGTTTATATAGTTTTTACTTTTTGCTACAGTCTTTTTTTTTTTGACAATAAGAAAACCCCCTCTTTCGAGGGGGCTTCTTTTTGAAGGTTACTTTCTTTTATCTAGTTCTTTTACACCCATGTGGTAGCGCATAGAATACTTTGTGCTAATACCTTCTCCAGTGCCTTCATAACTCTTGAACATTTCCTCTAGTGTCCAGACCATTTCCTGAACTGTAGTTGTATCTAGTTGCGCAATGTTCGACTCGTTGATCTCTAGTAGTTGGTCGTAGTCCATTTTGTTTCCCCCTTTTTTACTAGCACTCCTTGTGCTTATAGGTAAAGTTTAAGGCATAACATACGGCAGTGTCAAGTGTTATCAAGTAATTCTTTTGTGTGTTGCGTCACTTTTGCGGTAGCGTCTATTTTTACTTTTTGCTAGGGGGCAGAGAAAAACCCCCGCTTTCGCGGGGGCTTTGAACTTTTAGGCTCTCTCTCCCGTAGGGTTGGAACTAGACCACGATACGGTTTCCACGTCATCACTGTAGTTCAAGATTTGAAAAACTCTTTTATCTAAAAATCTTGTGCCGTACTCTTTAGCAAGTTCTAGTGCTTCCTTCTTAGTGTTTGCGGTAAGTTCAAATCCTTCACCGAAGTTGCGTAGAAGTAATTTACCCATAGGAACGAACTCTACGAAGAAAGTTTTCTTACCATTGTTTGTCTTAGCGAACGCACTTAGAATCTCTGAATCTGTAAGAAGTACCTTTGACATTTTGTTTCCCCTTTGTTGTTTGCTTGTAGAGCAATCCTATAAAAATTGTAGGCTAGTGTCAAGTGTTATCAACCAATTCTTTTGTGATGTCTGTCACACAGATTGCTAGGTGATTACTAGATACCTGACCAGTCACGACCAGTCATGACCAGTCATCTAGTAGAAGTTGTCTGTAGTTCATAGACTCACTACCTACCAACCAAGATCTATGTTACTCACTAGTAACTTAACTATGTACCTATGTTACTCACTAGTAACTTAGTCATCTCTTATGTTACTCACTAGTAACTATCCTCTACCCCTACCCCCTTATCAGATACCTCTTAGATACCTCTTAGATACCTCTCAGGTAACTCTTAGGATTGAATTATAAAAATAATTCTCAGAAAACTTTAAGGTATCTAACTTTCAGCCAATTCTCAGGAAAATAAAAATCAGCAAAAAGTAAAGTAAATTATCCGGAAACGATTTAGAAATGCTCCGCGCCCATGCAAAGCCGTCTCGCAGGCCAAAAGCAAAAAACGGTAATGTTCATATATTTCAACGATTCGTCCAATGCTTCCGCTGCTTCAACATTCACTGTACGCCTTTGAAAAAGACTGTACGATAGGTCAATGAAACATAGCCAGAAATTACCAGACGACGAAGTTCGTTTTATCTCTGCCATGTCCCCAGAACTTATTCCAGGACGCCTCCGCGCCCTTTGGGAAGCAGGATGGTCTTTGGGAGTCATTGCTAAATCTCTCAAACCTGTCCGCCCAAAGTCCACAGTTCACTTTTGGGTCAAGAACGCCGCTAATCAGGAGCAAACACGAACAATTCCCTCTCCTCCAGCTAAATCACTGACCTCATCCGCTCCGCTTGCGTCTTCCCCTCGTATGCGTAGCATTTCTCCAGAGGTTCCACTAGATATGGTCGCTCATATACAACAGTTATCTCAGCTTTCCAAGCGCTACAGGTCTAAAACACCTTCTTCCAGCCCCCTAGCACAGGCAAATAGAGAACTTACAGAGATTGCCCTAGACCTATATCATCGAGGAGTTCCTGCAGCCTCTATTGCTCAAGCCGCAGGAGTTACTTATCGTGCTATGGCAAGGAGAATCGCCAATGGCTAAACCCGCAAGCAGTGAAGACCTTGTTGTAGCAGTTTGGGCCAATCCAAAGAAGCAAAAGGGACGCCCTAACGCCCGCACACTGGAGACTCTTATCTCCGAATCATCAATTCATCCTATTGCAATGTCTTTAGCCTCTCTAAAAGCAATTCAACCTTGGAAAAACTGCCCAGTAGCAACAACTTCTATAGAAATAGATTTTTTGTTGACTCCAGAAATATCTAATAGAGAAAACCCTATTCTTATTCCGATATCTTTAGCCAAATCCTATCTGGGTTGGCAAGAATTCTATGTTTCACCGATATATACGGAGAATAAGTGAGAATCAAAGCAGATGTCTTCCCAGCGGTGCTTACAATTGCTGACCCAGGGTCGCTAGAGAATATAAATGAACTACTTCCACGAGGTGGTGCGCCGAAAGGGTCTAGAAAGTTAGACAGATGTAGGATTGTTGTTACCGAGGAAAAGATTATGGTTGTTGTTGACGACCCTTCTGGCCCAAAACTTATCTTTAATGAAAATATAACCTTCCACTCCAAAGATGAGAAGGTTCATAGGGTAATTACTGAATCTGGAAAGATGATTGCTTTTAGAAAAGACGAAACCTGCGGATGTGGCTCACGCCTACGCAGTTGGAGTCCATATGGAAGCATTTTAATGTCACAAACAGAGGGAGAATGATGACAGCGCTAGAGTTTTTAATTATGGGATTGGCTACATACAGAATCACTAGGCTAATTATTCGTGATGAATTACTAGCAAGACCTCGTAATTTTTTCTGGAAGAAGTTTCCTCCCGAGAAGTCTTTACTAGGGTATCTCCTGACTTGCCCTTGGTGTATAAGCATTTGGGTCGCATTAGTTCTTCAGATATCTAGTATCATTAACCCAGAAGCCACGTATGCAGTAGAGATAATTTTTGCTCTATCTGCAATCGCTGGCCTGTTAACTGCACATGAAGAGCGGTAGCCCCTCATGTTCCGTGACAACGACGAGGAGTTAAATTAGTGAGCGTATTTAAGCGCAGCGAACCAAACAATGACTCTACTCCTGTCTCCGTGCCAAAAAAGAAATCTGCTCCTAAGAAAAAAACACAGTCGAAGCAGACAACTCGTTCTCGCACACAATCTAGAATTCCTCAAGCTGCTCCGATAATCAGTGGAGCCGCATCTGTATTCCTATCTCAATCAAATCAAGCGCAAGCAGTTCCATACAACCAACCTCGCTCTCTTACAGCAGCAGCGGTACAAGTAAAGTTAAATGATAAAGGCGAATCAGAGCAATTTAGAAATCGCCGCTCTGCTGCTTCAAGTGCATGGCAAGCAGAAGCATGGGAGTATTACGACGCAATTGGTGAAATCAAATACGCATTTAATCTTGTTGCATCAGTTGTATCACGAATCAGAATTTTTCCAGCAGTAATTGATGACCCGTCTCAAGCACCAACATCAGTACGCTCTTCAACAACTTTAGATAAACAACTGTCTGCTGCAGCAGAGCGAGCACTTTCTCGTCTTGATTCTGCATACGGTGGACAAGCTGGGCTCCTCCGAGATGCTGCACTCAACCTCTCAGTGGCTGGCGAATGTTATCTAGTGCAGATGCCAGAGCGTAAGGGCTCAGGTATTCCAGAATCTTGGGATATTCGTTCTGTAGATGAAGTAGTTATAGATGCTCGTGGTGGATACAACGTAGTAAGTCGCCGTGAGCAAGCAACTGGTGGCGGAAATACAGGACCAACAACTCATTTAGGTAACACCGCATTTGTTGGTCGCATCTGGCGTTCACATCCACGTTTCTCTGATGAATCAGACTCTTCAATACGTGGTCTTCTCGACCTTTGCGCAGAACTACTTCTTCTTAATAGAACATTCCGTGCGACTGCTCGCTCTCGCTTAAACGCTGGCGCACTTTATCTTCCAGATGGTTTATCAGTTGCTGCACAAGGCGACCCAGACTATCCGTATGAAGATGGAGATGGTCAAACAGATCCTGGCTTCACAGCAGAAGAAGCAGAAGACGAGTTTGAAGACCAACTCATTGATGCAATGACAACTCCGATTCGTGATGAAGAGTCTGCATCCGCTGTTGTTCCTCTTATTATTCGCGGACCTGCTGAACTTGGCGACAAGATTAAGCAATTCAAGTTCGAGCGTTCATTCGACCCAGCACTTGCTCAACGAGCAGACCGTGTTCTAGAGCGCATCCTTCAAGGACTAGATGTTCCTAAAGATGTTGTTACTGGCTTAGCAAATGTTAAGTACTCAAACGCTTTACAGATTGACGAAGGACTTTACAAGGCACACATCGAGCCTTTGATGCTTCTTATTGTTGATGCTTTAACAATTGTCTACTTGCGCCCATACTTAATTGCTCAAGGCTATGCCCCTGCAGATGTTGACCGCATTGTTGTTTGGTATGACCCATCAGCAGTTGCTACTCGCAATGACCGCGCAACGGATGCAGATTCAGGATTTGATCGTGGCGCAGTTTCTTATGAGACATGGCGTCGTGCTCACGGATTCTCAAACGCAGATGCTCCTACATCAAATGAAATCGCAATTCGTATGTTGTTTGAAAAGGGTGCAATCACCCCAGAACTTACAGAATCAATGCTTGCAACTGTTGCCCCAGAGATGATGGAAGCAGTTCGTAACGCACAGCAAGCAACCTCTGTTGCTCCGCTTCCAGCAGGGCTTGAAGACATTCTTAAGGGCGCTATAGCAACCCCTGAGACAGCAGCTCCAGCAGAGCCAGCCCCAGAAACAGAGCAGTAATGGCTGATATTAACGGCTGCCCTCCTGCTACACAGGACATTGCAATTAATCTTACTAATCGTAAGAAGGCAATTGATACTGCGATGTATGGACCGCTTAATCCTGCGGAACCAAACGAAGAATATTGGAACGCATTAGGCGCTGAGTGGAATGTAGATTCTGAGACTGCAAAGAAACAACGTTGCGGTAACTGCGCTGTATTTATTCAGACTCCAGAAATGCTTTCTTGTATTGAAACAGGTTTAACAGATAACGCAGATGAGTTCGATTCAATCAACGAGGCTGGCGAACTTGGCTACTGCGAAATCTTCGACTTCAAATGCGCATCAGCACGTACCTGCCGCGCTTGGGTTGCTGGCGGCCCAGTAACTGCTGCTGCAAATAAGAAAACAATTTCTCAGACCCCTGCTCCTAAGAAAGATAAAGTAAAAGGCTCTAGCAAAAATAAAAAAGGTTCAGCATCTGGAACTAGAAAAGTTGTATTTAGTAAGGCAACAGAGAACACCCTCTCTACCAAAGTCAAAGAACACAATGAAAAAGCACCAGAAGGTAGAAAAGCCTCTCTAGGAATGCTTAAGGCTGTATATCGCCGTGGCGCTGGAGCATTTTCTACATCTCACCGTCCTGGTATGAATCGCAACCAGTGGGCTATGGGCCGTGTTAACGCTTTCCTTAAACTTCTCAAATCAGGTAAGCCAACAAACTCTGCCTACACAACAGATAATGATTTGCTCCCAGCTAAACACCCTCGTTCAACAAAAAGAGATAACTCAATTACTGCCTCTGCTGGTTTAGTCCCAGAAGAGTCAGACCTAGCTAATGCTCTCGTCGAAATCGCTGAGAAGTATGGAAAGTTTAATGAAGATGCCACAGGAATTTGGGCAGGATATACACCCGCCGCAGAAAACGAATACAAAGGAATCGGAGTCAAGTGCTCTTCTTGCGTTCTATACATGGGTAATGGATCGTGCAGAATCATCGAACAAGAAGTCGAAGACGAAGGTAAATGTCGTTTTGCGGTTATCCCAGATGGGGTCGTTGATGTCGGAGTTCTCGAAGGCGAAAAACTCGGAAACAAAAACCGATTAACAGAAGATACTCTGCAGGAGTATCGCTTTGACCGAGAATTATCAATATCTCTAGGAAGCAAAGAAGACTATAATTCTCCAGAGGATGCCATCCTTGCTATGGCAGAATTTTCTGGAGCAGGGTATGAAGCAGAAGATGCAATTAGAGCATCTTGGCTTCGTGCAGTTCGTGCAGGTGGAGACCCGTTTAGAAGAGCATCGTTACTAGCACTACATGGAGAACTTAGTCTTGATGCAGATTTACTACCAAGTTCAGAAGAAGAAGAAGAGGATGACAACTAATGAGCCGTATTCGCCGCTTAAGCCAAGTAATTTCTGAAGAGGGTCGCCGTTCACTGGCATCTCAGCAGGCATCACGTATTCGCGACACCGCTTTTGGGATTGTCGACGAAGCAAACTTAAACGCATCTACGAGTCGTAAGATCACAAAGAAGGCTGCTTTCACAGTTGTACTTCGCTCACTTCAATCAACACGAGAGCTTCCATTCTCACTCCGTGAGCACATGGCTATCAAAGAACTTTCTCAATACATCACTCTTGCTCAAAGTGATAAGTCTAACTCTCTTACTCTTTCTAATACAGACCTTCTACCAGTCTCACACCCACGTTCTACCCGCAACCACGCAATGACTGCTTCTGCTCTCATGGAAGCTCGCGCACGCTGGGTTGCAGATGACCCTCGCATTGTTGATGGATACGCAAAAACAATTATTGCTTCTGCTCTTACATCCAAGTATGCATCTGTAGAACATGTTTACTACAACTCTATTCTTTCTAGCCTTCCTCAGGGAGTAGTTCCTGCAGAGGTTATTGTTGCTGCTAGTAATCCATTCTCAGGTGGAAACTCAAGTGCGGAGCGTTCACTTCGTGCTCGTTTGCAGCGTCGTGACCGTGAAGGTAAATTCGCATTTATGGGCGGAGGACTTAGCGCCCTTGTTCGTAAGAGCAATGGCAGAGTTTATAACCTTGTAGGCCGCCCAATTATTGATGGACCTAATGGCGATGACATTCAGATGGAACTTCCTGATGGAAAAATTGTAAACATCCCCGCATCAAAGGGTATGTTTATTAAAGCTGTTATTAATCCTACTCCAGATGGATACAGTAAAGATACTGCAAAGACAGCGACAACTAAGAGCATTATTAATGAAGAAGATTTATCTTATGTAGATGCACCTCAAGGATGGAAAAAAACTGGCCCTAACACTTGGATCTCCGAGGATGGTTGGAGCATTGAAAAAGGTAGAGATAAAAATGGCTTCTTCCAATACGAGATAAAAGATCCTTCTGGAAAAACAGCAGGGACTAGTAGCGGCAACTGGGAAGATGCTTTAGACAGTATTGCAGAAAAGAAAGAGGGAAAGAAAGCTGTTCTTCCTTCAGATAACAAAAACAACATTGTTCCAAAAAAGGCTCCTGTAGACATTGGTGGCAATGGGGAAGGGCCTAAGCCTCCAAAACCTTTCGAGTTTAAATACCCTGAAGGCGCAGTTAAAATTAAAATTGATGAGATATACGAACCTGAAGGTCGTAATGAGGAAGAAAGCTCAGACTATACAGATGACCCTGTAGAAATTGGCCAGAAGTTTGACCCTAGAGATTTAGTTCAGGCTTTAGAGCAAGGTGCTATTCCTCAAAATAAAGGAGAGAACGCTATTGGTTATGGTGTTCTTCGTTTTAATGGCGGCGATGAGTTTGTACCTGTACAAGCAATCTATAACGCACTTGATGAAGCAGGAGAAGATGCTGCTCTAGAACTTGCACGCATTTATGACAAGGCTTTAGGCGGTAATGGTAATGAGAACGCTCTTAAGGATAACCGTAAGGGTATAGCACGCCTTGATCAATCAAAGCCAGATGTTGCAGAATCATTTGAGCGCACTATTGCTATGAACCCAGATGAGGTTCCAGCAACTGAACTACCAAAGTTTAGTGAAGCAGAGATGAATGAATCTTCACTTCCTCCAGTTCTTGAGGGTTTATCAGATGCCGAGAAAACTCAACTTATGGAAACAGGAGATCACACTCCTTATCTTCCAGAGAACGAATCTATTGATATGCCAGAAGGCTACAACACTCTTGATCCAGCGCCTTTCTCTTCTTGGCGTGAAGTAACTGCTGATACACCTGATGCAGTTCTTCCAGAAGGCTTCAGTGATAATCCTGTATTCATTGCTAAGTCAGTTGGCAAAGATAAGCTAGAGACAGAACTTCGCCGTTCAATTGAACCAGACTCTGCAACACCAGGCTATGCAAACATCTCACTTGAAGATGAAGATGGCGAAGAGTTTGTTGCTAACGTTCCAGGAGAAGCAGTGCGTGATGCGCTTCAACTTCAAGGTGTAGATACAAACGCTCTCATTAAGAGCATTGCTGATGAAGGTTTTGCTGGTCAAGAAGATCAGATAATCATGGACCCACCTAAAGATGGTAAAAAGAAAGACTGGGTTCAGCAAGAGCCAGTTTTCAAGCGTGATAAAAATGGTAACTGGGTTGAGCAAGAACCAATCTTCAAGCGTGAAGAAATCATCATGGACCCACCAAAAGACGCGCCTGAGCAAGGCGACAAGTTTATTAAAAATGAAAATAATGGTTACATGGAGTACGACCTAGGCAACCGTTACGTTGTGTCCTACGGTAAAGATGAAGATGGAAACTGGTTTGCAGAGATGAACAGGTTCTCTCGTGATGGCGGCGTTGATTCAGAGAATAGTTTCCCTGCAGAGAGTGAAGCAGACGCTCGTGCAATGGCAGAGGGTCTTATAGACAGATACAACGACGCTCAAGAATGGGAAGCCAGCGACCAAATAATCATGGACCCACCTAAAGATGCGCCAGCAGGTGGTGGCAATGGCGGCGGTCCAAGTGATCTAGGTAAAAAAATCTATGAACGTCGCATTGCAACAGGCGAATCACTCGATGAGGTTGCAAAAGACCTTGGCCTTACTCGCCTAGAAGTTCGACGCTTAGAATCTCAATACGCACGTTCTCTTGAAAGTAAAAAATCTACTAGTGACTTTACAAATCTCACTCCAGACCAATTAGACAGAGTTAAATCTATCTTAGGAAATGACAAAGTCGGAGAGCAAGGCGGATTTGCGTTCATGCGTGATAGCTCTGGAGGCGTCGAAGTCTATAAAGGTGGATTTGAACCAGGTGACAAGCCTGTCGCTACTATATTAGAGGACGGTGGTATCGACTGGCCAACCGAAGCAGATTATGACGCTAACGCAGAGAGTCTACAAAAAGCTCTTGAAACTCCATCAAAAGATGGTGGTCAAAATATTAAAGATGTAGATAAAGCATTAGATTTCCTAGATAAGCACATGGATGATATGGGCACTACTGAAGATGCCGCGATGGGCATCTCTCAAGCGCAGGATCACCTTAAGGAAGCAAAGAAGGACCTTGAAGCAGGAGATATAAAGTCTGCTATTTCATCTCTTGAAGATGCGTTTAACTTAATGGACGGCCTAGAAAGCCCAGGTGAAGGCGTCTTCCCTAACGGTGAGAACTCCGCTGAAGCTGTAGACGTTGTAAATAAACTAATTACTCGTCTAGAAGAGATAGATGCTCCTAAAGGTTTAGATAAGCCTGAAAATAAAGAAGCAATTGCCGCATTTAATAGACAATATGTAAAAGATTTGCTAGATCAAGAAGAGGCACGAGCAGACGAGCTACAAGCAGAAGGCGAAGGCATGCCTCGCGGCGATGCGCAAGGAATTGCTGAAGCAGAGATGAAGCGCATGTATGGCAAGACTGCTGGTGAAGCTCTTGACGAACTTCCTCGCGATGAGGCACTAAGAGTTCTTAAAGAAAGACAAGACGAGTTTGATAAAGGTGTAGTACCAGATATTTCTGAACCACCTGCACAGTCAGATTATGTTTTTGCTGTTGATGTAAATAGTCCTACTCTTCAAGAAGACATTCAATCTGCAATTGACAAGGGTCAAAAAATTGCCTTTTCCTATAATGGAAAAGAAAGAGTTGTTCTTCCAAAGAGCATTTGGACTAACCCAAAGAACGGCAATGTAAACCTTCGTGCTATAGAAGATGGAACTGATGGAGGACTAAAGGTCTTTACATTGGATAAGATGGAAATGGCAAAGGGCGCTATGCCTTCACCTAACGCTCCACTTGTTAAACCAGAAGTCGATGATGAGGGTAATGTAGAAACTCTACCATCTGATGGAGAAATTGATGGAAAAGCAATGGGTCGCGAAGCGTTTGAAAAGGGCGAAGTTATGGCACCTTTTTACAACAAACCTTTTATGGATTCGATAAAAGACAAGTCTACTGATGAAAGACTAAGACTACTAAGAGATTATGTCGAAGGCTTTTCCAGAGCAAACGCAGAAGCTCCTGTTGAATCACTTCCTAATGCACCTAAGGAGGTTGACGACGAGGCTCTACTAGACCGTCGTCTAGCAGGAGAGTCTCTTGATGTAGTTGCTGAAGACCTTGGAATCTCTCGTGAAGAAGTTCGCCGCCGCGAGATGAATGCACTGCGTAAGCGTAGAGAAGCAAATCCAGATTTACCTCCTGCTCCTCCTATTGAAGAAAATGTTCAGGCTCCAAAGAAAGAGCTTCCTCAGAATGAAAAAGTTAAGTTCTCCCAACTAAACGAAGAAGAGCAGATGGAAATTCTTCGTGACAATGCTCGAGTAGAAGAGCTAGCCGATAACATGGCTGGTATTAAAGCTGGAAACGTTAAGGTCGGAGACTTTGTATACCATCGTCAGCTTAATCGCTGGGAAAAAGTTGTAAGAATTGAACAAGGAAAAGAAAAGGGATTAGATCGTGTTATTTTTTATGTCTATAACCCTATTGTTGGAGAAGAGCAACCACGTCCATATCAGAGAATTAGTCCTTTAGAGTTTGTTCGTCGTATTGACGGCGGAGGTATGGGCGAGAGATTCCCTGTAGGAAAGGCTCGTGGTAGAGGACGTCGTAAAGATATTCGTGTAAAAGAAGATCCTCTAGAGAGAGTAAAAATTCGTGAGGGAAGAGTCGCTCCTGCTATTGATAAAGAGAAAAATAGAGGATTATTTAAAGACAGAAATGGCCAACCTATTCTCAAAGGTGATGTAGTTATACATGCTGACCCGGAGAAGGCAAAGAAACTTGGACGTGGAATTGTTAAGCGCCGCGTTGGAGATCAAGTAGATGAAGGAAAGAAAGTTGGAGGCCTTGGAAGAGATGGAAAGGTTCGCTTAGACTACGTTCGGGTTCAATGGGAAAATGAAGACGCTGAGAACGCCATCAATAATGATGGTGATCGTCTTATTGTTGCCAAAAACCTTCTTCCTTATGATGGCAACATTACTGGTCTTGTTGAAAAACTTGAAGAGAAGCCATGGAAGGGTGGAGTTGCACGTCCTAACGGTAGAAATGGAAAGGCTGCACCTGCTCCAGCAAATCCTGCTGCTCCAGCGGAGCCAAATGTTCGTCCTGGAATGCCAGAAAATATTTACAATGCTAAGTTCCGAGATAAAAACGGTGGAAACTTTGAGATTAATCTTATTAAAATAGATGACGTATATGAAGGCGCTCTTATTGATAGAAACGTAGCAGAAGATCCTCAAGACGCTAGAGTTCAGATTGTTGTCAGAGATAAAGATAAAAAAGTTGCGATGGATGCGTTAGCAAATGCTCGTGAGATTATTAAGGGTGCTGCCAATGGCCAAGAAGCCTTGCCAGATATTCCTAATCTTGATGGCACATTTCTTGGAGATGAAAATTCAAAACCTGCTCGAGTACCAGAACAAGGAAAACTTCTAGATACTCCTGAAGGTAAACCTGCTGCTCCTGCTCCTGTTGGTCCAGGTATGCCTAAGGCTATTTATAAAGCAGAAGTTGAAGATGAAAAAGGTAACAAGTTTAAAATTAGTGTAGTAAAAATTGATGATGTGTATGAGGCTGCCGTATTTAATGAAAATGGCGACCTCAATGCAGTTATTGCTAAAAATATTTCACTTGCTGAAGTACAAGGAGTGGTTGGTCGTTTTATTGGTGATGTTGCCGAGTCTAATGACGGAGACAAAGTTATCCGTCTTTATGGAGGGCTTCCAGAGCCAGTAGAACAGCCCGTGTTGACTGGTGAAGCGGTAGATGTACCACCACTTCCTGCAGTAAAAGCAATTGACCTTAAGGAAGCAAAGGCTCGCGCAGCAGCTTTAGCAGAGATTCTCAAAGAGAGAGAACTACCTGGAGATGCTCGAAAAAATTTAACATTAGAAGAGCAAGAAAGAATGAAGCAGTATATTCGGGCATATCTAATTACAGGTGGAGCAGCAGTAGACCGCCGTCAAAATGCAAAGTTCAATGATGATCTTCGTGTTGCACGTAGATATGCGATGGCTCTTGGTTGGTTTGATGAGGCTCGAGAAATTGCTGCCATACAGAAGAGAGTAGATAAACTCCCTCTTCGACCTATGGATGCTGAATTCAATGGCAATATTGAAAAAATGCAAGAACTTCAATCTATTGTTGCGGGACTAGAACTAGACCTTGCTAGACCATTAGGATTTGAAGGAAGAAGAAAAATTAATGATCTTATGGAAGATATTGATAAGGTCATAATGAATCCTGACTTACACAATCCTGATTTTAGAAATGGAATTCTTCGTGGAAGAAGAAACATTGATAAAATAATGAACGATCTAGAGGCAGCAAAGACATTCCTGCAAGGTCGCAATCGTGACACTGCTCAGGTTGAAGAAGTAATAGAGAAAGCCAAAGAGTTTAAGAAGTATTTTGATAATTTTGGAGACATGCCAAAACTTCCAGAACGTTCTCTGGAAGGCGCGGACGATAAAACTAAAGCTCTAGCAAAAGTTGCTGACCAAATAAAAGGAATGAATCTTGACGATTTACGTAATGGTTTTGGTGACTGGAAGTTTGAAAAAGAATTAAGTAGTGGAATCAATAAAGTACTTCTTTTTAGAAATCCTCTTAATGGAGAAAGAGTAGTCATAAAGCACGATGATGACTATTTAAAGAGGGGTGGAGGACAGGTTAAGTACTATGGCAATGGTGCTCGAGCAGAAGACATAGTTGCAGCTCTTTACAGAGACTTAGGATTTGCTCAGCCTGCATTTGTTGCTGCTAATCCAGGAGATGTTGATCCAGATATTGGAGGAGTAGGAGTCATGGAATACGTAGGAGACGGATTCTTTGGACTTGCAAACATTGACGTTCACAATAGGGCGGGAATTAGAGACATTAGTCAAGTTGCACCTGAGCATAGAGCAGAATTGCTTGACTTTTTAGTTGCTAATGCAATTATTGGAAACTCTGACCGACATGGAGAAAACTTCATGTGGGGACTTGATCCTGCATCAGGAGAAGCAAGGCTTGTACCTATCGATAATGGACTTGCAATATTTAATGGAGGATTTAATGAAGCAGAAGAAAATATAAATAATCCTCTGCACTTAGACCCTTATAAAATACTTCAGGGTAAAGCTGGTCAGAGAAATGGAAACCGCAATCACGCAGGAAGATTTGGTAAGCAATGGGTTAGAGAAATTGGAGAAGATGCTGCTAAAATTCAAATAGTTGAGTTTGCTACTCGTATGCGCGAGCGTGCAGAGGCTTTAAAGTTTGTTGATCCTAGAGCAAATGCTTATCTTATGGCACGAGCAGACTACATTATAAATGACCCTCAAGGGCTCATTGATATTCTTAAAGGTTTCTGGTAAGGGAGAGATGATTAAATGAAAACATATTACAAGTCCTACTTTAATATTCATTTAGATGGAAGAGAGGAAACGCCTGCTTTCATAATTTTAGCTCAGGAAGAAGAGTACGGCATTGCTTTTCCTGAAACAATGGACGAGGAGAGTATTGAAATTATGTCAATGGCTATCGGTACTCGAATTGCAGTAGCAAAAAAAGAAGGCACTCTTACTCCTGGAGAGATTCTTAACTCAATACCGTATAACATGATGTTTATTCAGACAAGCGAGGAAGACATTATCTACCCTACATGGGAAGAGGCATCTGATGAAGCAAAGAATTTTTTAGAAGCATTTTCTCATAAAAGTAGTGGATGGAAGTTCAAACTCCATTCTCCAATGTCTTCCGATTCTTCAGACAATGACAATAAGACAGAGGAGAAATAATAATGGCCTTTACACCAGAAAAACCAGAGAACCTAGATGACCTTATGGTCTTCTGCGACAGTGTGGAAGATGAAATTGTTATTTTCATGTACGACGCTGGCGCTGAGGGGCTTTTTTATAGATATCAAAAAACTTGGAAAGAACTACTAAACCCAGAAGATGACTATAACCTTAACTTAGATGACTTATCATTGATATATGTTCTTCCTACGTTTATAGAGGTATATGACGAAGCAGAAGAAGTAAAAGAGATTATCCCTATTTCAGAGGTTTTGGAATATAAGTCTGTAGATATAGAAGATCTAAAGGACAAGGAATAGATAATGCTATTTATTGGTCGTAGTGGCGACGAGGTCCTATTTTCCGCAGGGGAATTGGCAGTAGTTGTCGACGAGAAAAGAAAACTAGTTTCTTCCGTAGGTAGTTCAGAGGTTCTAGTTGCCTCTTTCACTCCCTTTGGCGACCAAACAGCACCAGACTCCGTACCTTTTGAGTTAGCAGTAGCAGCTACAACAGATTTAGACGTCAAGGTTTTTTCAAATAATGACCGTCTTTATACAATTCCAAAAGCAGTTCAGGCAGAAGCAAAGCGTGCCCTCGAGTGGCGCAAAAAAGAAAAGCGTGGCGGAACACCTGTTGGTTTAAATACTGCTCGCACTCTTGCAAAGGGCGGTCAGATTGGTATTCAAAAGGTTCGCCACATTGCTAAATACTTTCCACGCCATCAGGTAGATAAAAAGGGTAAGGGCTACGAGCCTGGAGAACCTAACTACCCATCAAATGGTCGTATCGCTTGGGCACTCTGGGGTGGAGATGCCGCAGAGCGTTGGGCATCAGCAATTGTTGATCGTGAAAATAAAAAGGCTCAATCAAACTCAATTACTGCGTCTTACAATCACATCATGGGCGGCTACGAGAGCCCAGGTAGAGTTGAGTTCGATGCGTTTATAGAGTCAGAAACACTTCCTATAGAGAGTGCTCCTCAGTTTTATATCCGAATCCGTTTGGACTCTGGAAAAGTTGACCGTATTTATAAAGTAATTCCAGATGGTGCTTGTTTTGTTTGGGATGACGGTATGTGGGAAGACTTAGGAAATGTAAATCACGATTTTGAAACATATGACCGTTCATTAGATGACCCATATGACAGAACTGTAAAGATGCATGTACCTGTAGATGTTCAGACATCAATCATTCTTTGCGGAATGTTTGACTCCAACCCATTTGAACCAGTATCAATCTCTCAACTAGCTCCTGAAGAGGCTCAACTCTTTGTTGACCAAGTAAGTGGTGTTGATTGGGGACTTATTGATGCAGTCTTGTTTGATAATACTGACAACTATGTAAGTTTTGAAGATTACTCAGGTAGTTCAATTACTGCAGCCGCTCCTGAAAAAGGAGACTCTGTTACTTTAAAGTCCACTATTACGGACCAAGATGGAAATTACACACCAGAAGAGCGCTCATCTAAGGCTCGTGGTCAGGTTCGTAATAAGAATGGCGAGTTTGCTAAAGCTGGTGGCCGTGTAGTTATTGGTGGAAACGCTAAGTACTCAGGAACAGTTGAATCTGCAAACTCAGATACACAAACATTAAAAATTAAACTTGATAACGGCAATGTCGTAGATGTTCCAGGAAACACAACAGAACCCGCAGACACTTTTGTGCCTTTGCCTCAAGTTCAGTCAGCATCTTCTACAAAACAACTTACTCGTAATATTCTAGGACAACCTCGCACACCTATTGATAGTCCAGTTGCAAATGTTCCTGGAAAACTTCCTCAATTAAGAAGTAATCAAGTAAATACAATCCTCGCTGACTTCTCCCCTTGGGCTACTGATGCTAGAACAGCTAAATTAAACACTGGTGCTGCTCCCACAGAACGCTCTGCTCTTATTCAGCAGATAATGGATAGCCCTACACCTAATGCTTATAACGACCCCTCACTTCGTTCTTTCTTAGAGAAGTCTTCTAAGTCAGCAAATGGCGAAACTTTATATCCAAACGCTATTTGGTATCGCCCAGATTTACGCGGAGTTAAACCAGGAGATGTAGATAAGTACAAGGCAACTAAAAGTTTAACTCCATCTCCAGGAAAGAACCCTGCAAGTTGGTTACAACAAAAACCTAAAGGATTTACATCTGCTGCAGAATCAGCTCCAAAAAATAAAGAATTAACTCCAGATACTTCAGATGTTCCACCAATTTATATTGCTATTGTCTCACCTGATGACCCTCAGGCGGTAATGGATTTAGTTTCACTAATTCCTGCATCAACAAACTCCACTAGTCCTATGACATTTATTCGTAAGCCTGGAAAGTGGGAGAAGAACGAACAAGTTCTTAATGACCTCAACAGTCCTACACCTCCCCCAGTTGTTGTATTAGATGATGAAACACTAGCAACTGTTTTAGAGCAAGTTGATTCAATCAAACCAATGACATCTTCTGGCTACGATGACTCAGATATGAAGATTGTTGCTGCAATGATTGCAGCAGGCGGGGCTGATAGAAATAAAGGAAACGCTGAAGAGTTACGTCAGTATTGGCTAACTGGTAAAGGCGCAGCAAAGATTCGTTGGGGAACTGGTGGAGACTGGACACGATGCGTTCGTCAGCTCTCTAAGTACATGGGTCCTCGAGCAAAAGGCTATTGCGCTCTTCGCCACAAGGAAGCAACTGGTCTTTGGACTGGTGATAAGGAACATAGACAACTCTTTGGAAAGAAGGGTAAGGCAAGGAACTCTTTTAGTAGCGACTTTGTTGTTTCTTCAGAAGCAATAATTGCTTCAGCAACTATTAGAGCAAGAGCAGAGGATGCTCGAATAAGAGTATTTGGTGAGCAACCTGTTTCAGAGAATAAGGGAGCAAGTTTCTTTATCCCTCTAGTAATTCCAGAAGGAATTGAGTCAGGAGATGGTCGCAAGTTTGATGCTGGCGCAATCACTATTCGTGAGCTTCCTCTTCCGTTTTTATGGCAAATCAAGACTGGTGAGGGCCATTCAGGATCAGTTGTAGTTGGAACAATTACAAAGATGGAAAGAGTTGAAAACGGTATTGGAAATGCTTACGGGCATTTTGATAGCGGAGAGTATGGAAAAGAAGCGGAAAGATTGGTTCGTGGAGGCTTCATTCGTGGAGTATCTGCTGACCTAGACATGTTCGAAGCAAAAGAACATGAGAATGCTGCTAAAGACGATGCTGACGGCAAAGTTGGAGCAGGTAAAATGAAGATAACAAAGGCAAGAGTTATGGCCGTAACTCTTGTACCCAAGCCCGCATATCAAGAATGCAAGGTAGAACTTGTTGCCGAGATGGGAATAGAGCAGGAGGAAGAAGTGATTCAAGATGGAGTGTACGTCGAAGGAGTAAATCCTCTCGATGCTTCAGCACTCATCGCTTGCGGAATGGTAGCTGGAGCAATTCCAGTAACCCCACCTAAAGAGTGGTTTAACAACCCTGGTTTGAAAAAACCAACCGCTCTTACTGTAACCGATGATGGAAAAGTTTTTGGTCACATTGCCGCTTGGCATGTAGACCATATTGGAATGGCGTTTGGTACTCGCCCTCCCCGTAGTAAGAGTAATTATGCATTCTTCCATACAGGAGTTGTTCGCACTGAAGAAGGTGCAGATATGCCTGTAGGTCAATTAACTCTTGCTGGAGGTCACGCAGGACTTGAAGCATCTGCTCAGGAAGCAGTTCGTCACTATGACGACACAGCATCCGCAGTTGCTGATGTTCATGCGGGAGAAGATGCTTATGGCATCTGGGTATCAGGAGCACTTCGCCCTGGAACTAGTCCAGAACAGATTCGTTCACTTCGTGCGTCAGCGCCATCAGGTGATTGGCGCCCAATCAAGGGTGCTCTAGAACTTGTTGCTGTATGTCAAGTAAACGTTCCTGGATTCCCTATTGCTCGCGCTCGCGTTGCTTCAGGTCAGGTAATGGCACTCGTTGCTGCTGGAGCAAGTGTTCTTGCTCAACTAAAGCACGACCCTCTTGCAGAACTTCATAACAGAATTGATAAGTTAGAAGCACCATTAGTTGCTGCCGCAACAGATGCTAGAACTCGTATGCAGGCAATCACTGCAGCGATTAAAGCAGAAGAACTTTCAAATAAAGTTAAGGCAGCAAGAAATGAAGACTCCGCATACATGCTTCAAATGCTTGATGATTCAGATGCAGAACTTGCTGTTATTACACGCAAAGAGCGTATGAAGCTGGCAGACTCGAAGAAGGCTTTGCCAGATGGCTCATTCCCAATTCGTAATGCTAGTGACCTTCGTAATGCTATTCAAGCATACGGACGTTCTAAGCCAGGAAAGCGTGGAGCTGTTCGTCGTCACATTGCGAAAATGGCTCGCCAACTTGATAAGAAAGACCTTATTCCAGCTAGTTGGAAAGAAGCATCTGATTCAGAGTCCATGGTTGCTAGCTTGAGAGAGCGTATTGCAATCGTTGAATCTGTGGTCGCTTCTACTGAAAATAAAAGCACTTTTGGAACAAAGATTTATCAAGAAGAAAAAGGCGTATTTAAGCCAAAAGCAGCGCCTTCAGATGAAGAAATTATAATCCTCAATGGTGGAGACACTGAAGAGTCTTTTGCTGGAGCAGATATTTCAGAGGAAGACCTAAAAGGTCTTACCGATGAAGAGTTGAAGCTACTAAAAAAAGAAGTTAAGAGCAAGCAGAAGGCCGAAGAAAAGTCAGGAATCTATACACCTAAAACACAACCCCGTGATACCAAGGGGAAATTTCGACAAGTGCTTGCTCGGTTGAAAGTTAATCTAGGTGATTCTGGCTCAGACGAGGCGTTAAAAAAGATTGAAGAAGCAGAAAATCTAGATAACGCAGGCGATTACGCTGGTGCAGCCAACGCTGCTGGAGATTTATTAGGCATAATTGACAGACTAGATACTGGAGCATTAAATGCTGAGTCTCTAGAGAATGTAAGAAACTCGGCAGGGCAGTTAGGTTCGGTTATTGCTAACCTTCCTTTTGCCTTTGGTCAAGATGCTCAGAAAATTCGTTTCAGCGACATTCCTCCTGCGCTGAGCAATTTGATAGAGAAGATGATTACTCGTGTAGAGGCCAAGATTGGGCAGAAGGATGCCGATATAGCAACTAAGGATTTAAGAGGCTTTATGGCTGGCGCTGACTACTATAGCCAAAGCGAGATATCTAGTCAAATGTCTAAGTTGCTTCGGTTACTTACCTAGTCAGATAAAAATCGTACAAAATTAAAAATCACACTATTTGAACTAATGTAGTATCTGTTAATAGGTGGAGTGCCTCCCGCAGATTAAATGCGTCCTGGAGTCCCTCGGCCCCGATTGATTAGCGAAATGGGTAATAAGACCTATTTAGACTGGCCGTAGGAAAGGACAGTTCGTGGACCGAATTAAAGAACAAGTGGACCAACTTGCCGAGCTAGGTGACGATCAAGTTACCGAACTTCAAAGTGAAATCCTTAGTGCATTTGAGTCGGTTGAGAAGGAAGATCCTACCCCGCAGACAGTTGACGCGATGACGTCGCTTGCCGATATGCTTGATGGAGTTAGAAACGAAGTCAAGCGCCGCGAGGCCGCAGCCGTAGAACTCGCTCAGCGAGCCTCCGAGGCCGCTTCCCGCGTTTATGGACAAGATGACGAACCAGCAGAAGAAAACATGGATGCTGCACCAGCAGATGCTCCAGCAGAAGAGGCACCAGTTGCCCCAATGGCTGAAGCTCCAATGGCAAAAGCACCTACTTCCGAAACTCCCGTCCCAGCACTGGAAGAGGAAAAGAAACCAGAAGCAGCAGGCGCAATGCCAGTTGCTCCTACAGAAACTCCAGCCCCAGAAACTAAAGACGAGACACCTCCTGTTGAAAAAACAGAAGAAGAAAAGGAAAAGGAAAAGACCATGACTGAAGCGTCTACTACAGCGGGAACAGAAACCGAGTTCTCAACCACAGAAGTGACTCCAGAAGCAGCACCTGCTGCTATCGAGGAGACAGTTGTTGCATCTGTTGAAACAACAGAAGCAGCAGCAGAAGTACCAGCCGAAGAAGCACCAGCCGAAGAAGCACCAGCAGCAGAAGCAGAAGCATCAGTCGATGATGCCGCAGCAGACGCCGCAGTTGCAGATGCAGTTGATGGCTCAGAAGCATCAATTCAAACAACCGAATCAGCTGTGCCAATGGCACAAGAAATTATGGAGGCACCCGTGACCGCCGCTGCAGATAACGCAGATAACCTCAACATTGAGGTACCAGCGAGCCACCGCCCTGTAGCACAGGCATCAGTAGCGGCAGTGGCAATCACTGCAGGTGCTGACATTCCTGGCTACACAGCAGGCTCTTCGCTAGACAACATGAACGTCGTTGCTGAGGCAATGGCAAAGCGTCTACATGGCCTACGCCGTGTAAACGGTGGAGATGGCGAGCAGCACATTGTTGCTTCTGTATCCACATCATTCCCAGAAGATCGCACTCTTACACAAGATGCAGAGTCAAACTGGAACAAGATTCAAGCAGTGACAGGTCCAGAGGCACTCGTTGCATCTGGTGGTCACTCAACACCATTCGCAGTTAAGTACGACATCTTTGGAATGGGAACAACAGCACGTCCAGTACGTGATGCTCTTCCTCGTTTCCAGGCTGACCGTGGTGGTATCCGCTTCATTACTCCTCCAAAGCTTTCTGATTATGGAAATGCTGTTGGTGTATGGACAAACGCAGTAGATACAACACCAGAGTCTGCTACAAAGGCAAGCCTTACTATCACTGCTGCTTCAGAGAACACCGTCGCAACTGACGCTGTAACTCTACAGCTACAGTTTGGTAACTTGATGACACGTGCTTACCCAGAACTCATCGCTCGTCACAACGAGTTGGGTCTGATTCAGCACGCACGTGAAGCAGAACAACAGCTTCTTACACAGATCGGTGCTGCTTCAACAGCAGTTACAACTACTTCCCTAATCGGATTTGGTCGTGACTTCCTAGTTCAACTAGGCCGCGCTGCTTCTGCTTACCGTTCACGTCATCGCCTAGAGGCTGATGCACCACTTCGTGCAATCATTCCTGCTTGGGTTAAGGATGCAATGGCTGCTGACCTCGCTCTATCAATGCCTGGAGATTCACTTCTCAACGCATATGGTGAGATTGATGGTTACATAGCATCACGCAACGTAAACCTAACTGCTTCACTAGATCAGAACGTGTCTGGCGCACAATCAGGGTCCGCTGCTCTAAACGAGTTCGCAGATTCATTCACTTGGTACCTCTTCTCAGAGGGCTCATTCTTGTTCCTTGACGGTGGCACACTTGACCTCGGAATCATCCGTGACTCAAGCCTTGTTGGCACCAACGACTACAAGATGTTCGTTGAAACATTCGAAGGAATTGCTTTCATCGGAATCGAAGCACTGAAGATTACTTCAACCATTTCTGTTAACGGTGTGGCTGCTGCCCTCCGCGACACAACTGGTGGAGCAACTGCTGCTGCGATTGAATACTAAAAAGTATTTAATACAGTAAAGATTAAATAACAATAGTTAACGCTCAAGAGATCAAGAGGAGATAAAAATGGCAGCTTTTCGTGGGGTTTATACAGCTCCAGAATTGAAACCTACTCCTTGCGGTCTCTTGAGCGTTGCTAGTGTTATGACACACAAATCCAGCGATTATGACGAGCGTTGGGTGCGTGGTTTTGCATATGAGTTTGACTCACTTGCTACAACACGTATTCTTACAACCAATGATGATGAAGTCACGGGAGGGGAACTGTATGACGCCTCTGACGAGCCTTACTATAGAGATTACTCTCCATTCTTCATTGAAGTAGAGATTGCACGTTCAACATTTGGTCTACCTGCACAGGACCGTTTTGCTATCGCACTCAAGCAACTTGAGGCAGCAACACAAAAGGCAGTCGAATTAGAATTATGGAGTGGGGTTGCTGCTACAGCAGCTGACAATTCAAATGTATTTTTATCAAAAGAAGGCGCAGCAACTGTCCCCGCTTCTGGAGCACATACTGCCTCTAACGCTCTGTTTCATTTAGAGCAAGCAATAGCAAGTTCACCTACAGGCGCAGGAGGAGTTATTCATATGACTCGTGATGTAGCCTCAATCCTTGGGTCAAAGATTGTTTATGCCTCAACAGATGGTGGAAAAACAGGTAAGGCAATGACACGTTTAGGGACAGAAGTTGCTATTGGCTCAGGCTATAGCGGAATTGGTCCATACAGCGTAACTGGAGCTTCACCATCTGCAACAAATCGTTGGATGTATGCAACAGGTCCAGTAGAAGTACACCTAAGCAAGTCAGAAATCGTAAACGAATCATTGAGCCAAGGAATTAATGCTAACATTAATGACATGGTTATCAAGGCAGTCCGCTCTGCGGCTGTTTATTTCGACCCATCAATTCATTTTGCAGTGCGGGTAGCAGTACCTGCAACTACATAAGTAAAAACAAACTAAGGAGAATACTGGTATGGCCACTCAGGACTACGCAGCAAGCGTCCAAGGTGTGGCGATCCGAGTCACTAGACTGGACGCCTCAGGAAACCTACTCACCGATCCCGGTGATAGTTATACAACCTCGGCGTTCTTACGTACATCATTTACACCAGAGTATGAAGAAGGCGATGAAATCATTGAGAAGTCTGCAAGTGGTGTCATTTGCGTTTCTTACAAGGCGCCAGATACTCTTAAGCGCATCACTATGGAACTCGCAATCTGCGATCCAGACCCAGAATTAACAGCACTTCTTTCAGGTGGCTTGCTTCTTCGCAAGAACTTTGGAACATACTCATCAACAGACAACAAGTCTATTGGTTGGGCTGCTCCAGGAGTTGGCGATGACCCTTCAGGCAACGGTGTTGCTATTGAATGCTGGTCATTCGCAGTTAAGGATGGCAAGCGTGCAACATCACTTCCATACTTCTACTGGATTTTCCCATACGCAAAGCTTCGTCAGTCAGGTGACCGTGTTATTGAAAACGGTCTTCTTGCTAACACATTCGAAGGCTATGGCCTTGGAAACGTAGAATTCGGTACAGGTCTAGATGGCCGCTGGGAGTTCCCAGTTGCTACAGAACGTCCATATGCTTATGCACGTGATGACTGGGCTCCTACAGGTCTTAAGGGATTCTACCAATGGTTCGACAACAGTTCAGCAGTTGTAAACAACAAAGCACTTTCATCTAACGTAGCAACTCTTACAACCGCTTCAGCCCACGGGTTTGAAGTAGGTCAGAGCGTTGTTGTAGCAGATGTTGATTCAACCTTCAACGGTACATTTACAATTACTGGAGTTCCGTCTACTACTACATTTACATACGCTAAGACAGCAACTAACGTATCAAGTGCGGCAGTTAGCCCAGTTGGTTCAGCAGTTCGTCAGCGTGGATATAAGGCTGTTACAGACTTTACGTCGCAGGGTTCTACAACATCCTACAACGTACCTGGTCAACAGAGCTATAACGCAGACCTTCCAATTGACTTCATTATCGCTTCATCAGAAGATCCATCAGCTTAATTAAATAAAACAAAAGGCGGACGACAGGCCAGTCGTGTCATCAGCACACATGGTAGTCGTCCGCTTTTTGTATTTAAGGAGGAACAGTGGCTAGCAATCTATGGGTAACCGCAGAAGAACTCGGTTCATACGGGGACTCTACATACGCCTATGATGCTTGTAAGACTGCTTCCTATTTACTGTGGGGAATGTCTGGTCGTAAGTATTCTGGAACAACGACTGTAACAGAAAAATATGTCTCTTCCTATGACCCATACCTTCGTATGGGAGCATCTTCAAAGAACTATCAACCTATATTAGTAGATGGACATGTAGAAAATGTTCGCTCAGATGGTTTTGGTCGCTTTGGCGAATACGATTTTATGGGAGATGGGACATCTTCCAACTCTCGTCTACGCCTTCGTGGACGTAAGGTAATTAAGATTCATAATATGCGTGACCAGTTTGGCAAAATCATCAGTCCTAGCAAATACTATCTTTCAGAGCATTCGACAATTATTGCAACTCCTGGAGCCAACTGGTCTCCTTCTAACGTAGAAGTTACATACACCTACGGAACTCCACCTCCAACTGCTGGTAAGGCTGCTGCCCGTATTCTTGCAACAGAACTAGTTAAGTTGTATGAAGGTGATGACACCTGCGCTCTGCCACAGCGTGTAACATCTGTTTCTCGTCAAGGTGTTTCTTACACTCTGCTTGACAGTCAAGATTTTATTGATGAACTTCGCACTGGTATTTACGCAATTGACTTATTCTTAAAAACATCTAACCCTGACCGTGCTCGTGCACGTGCTCGAGTATTTTCTCCAGATGTACCTAAAGCAAGAAGGGCCACACCTCACTCCCTACTTCTACCAGCAACTGCATCTGACCTTCAAGTACTTCCTACAGGTGGAGATATCACTCTCTATTTTGATGAAGTTGGTGGAGACTTTCTACTTACACAAGACACTTGGACTATCTTTATGTCCGTATCTGACTATACAGAGGCTAAAACAGCAGTTATTGCAAATGCAGTGACTCTGGATGTAGGAGCTGAACTTATCTCTGTATATGCTCCTTATCAAGATGTATATGACGTTCTTGGGATTAGAGACCCTGGAACTTATGAAATTTATTGTACAAGACCTAGCCCAACAAATTCAGCAATAGAAGAAGTAGTAACTATCCTCTCTGCTAACATCTCTATCAGTCTTGCTACAAGAGTAGAACCAATCTACACACCATAAATATAAAACGACGCCTAGGAGTGACATGATTAATATAAATAAAGCAACAGTTAGTAGTAACGCTAAAAACCTTGCCGTCTTTATGCAAGCAGTTCTTGATCAGGTTGTTACATCTTTTGCCTCATACAACATGCCACTTCCTTTTAGAAAATACTGGACGTTAGGTGTTCCTGCAGTAGATTGCGAGCAAGTTGTAGTTTCTCTTATTCAAATGTATGTAGGCGCTCCAGGGGATGAAGCAACATCTCCACGTCGCTGCTCAGACCCACGCAGTGCGACTATAACTGTTGCTGTTTCTAGACAAGTACCAACAGTTGGTCCTAGTGGTAAAGCACCAGCAGCCGAGACTATTGAATCTTATGCAGAAGTTTCTGCCTACGATGCTTGGATTCTTCTTGACAGTGCTGCTCAGTTAGATACTTGGGAGGCTTCTGGTTTTGGTCTTGGAGTTATTGCAACTGTTGAAGTCAACGCTCCTGAAGGCGGATATCAAACAGTGACCTTAACACTTACGGCAGCTATTCCATAATGGCTAGAGTTGTAATTAGAAAGCCAGCGTATAATTTTGCATTTAATCACCCTGATGGCATGGTTGGAAGACATCTTGCTAAAAAAGGCAGACAGTTAGAAGTTCTAGCAAAAGCTCAGGTAGGAGTCCGAACAGGGGCACTTAGAGCATCTATTCACATGCGACACATGCGCGATCCGCGTGGTCAATATGTGATGGTTGGCTCTAGACTTAACTACGCATTGATGCACCATGAGGGAACAAAACCCCACTTAATTGTTGCTAATAGTGCGAAAGTTCTTAGGTTTGTTAAAGGTTCTTCTATTATTTATGCTCACTCGGTTATGCACCCTGGGACAAAAGCCAATAGATATCTCTCAGACAACCTAAGAAAAGTAATGTAAAATAACAATATTACTATGTAAATAGTAAAAAAGACATAAGAGAAACGAGGAAAAGGAAACATGACAAGTAGATTCAAAGACTTCGGTAGTACCGATATCGTTACAGAACCACTATCGTTTAAATTGTACGATGAAGAGTTCCACTGCAAGACATCACTTCAAGGAAAAGTACTTTTAGACATGGTTGCTGCTGCATCATCTGAAGAAGCTGGAGACGCTGCCAACTTAGTTACAGGGTTCTTTAGTAAGGCTCTTATGCCTGAAAGTTACGAGCGTTTTAATGTTCTTTTAGAGTCAGACAAGATTGTCACTGTTGAAACTCTAGGTGAAATTACATCATGGCTAGTAGAGCAGTACTCGGGCCGTCCCACAGCGGGGCCAACGGACTCCTTGAGTGGGCAGTAGACCATTGGCCTTATGTCAACGGGAAAGCACTGATGAGCGGCCTACGTCTCGGAGAGATGGACTCGGCAGAAATGCTGGATGTAGTACATGTCATCTTTGAAGAAGACTATACAAACGTTACTAGTGGAGAACAAGTTGACGCAAAGAACAACGTAAGAAAGATTATATATCGAGAGTTCTATGAAAAAGAGTATAGGCATGGCTTTTCAAGCAAGACAGATTACTCAGATTTAGAACCTGAAGAAAGTGGCTATGACTACAGCGATGTAGTTCCTTTTGACCCTGCTAAGGCAGCGACAAAACCATTTGTACCTTCTACAGATTTTAATCCTGATGCAGCACTACCGTTTGGAAAGACATTAGACGCCCCTTTGGGCTAAATACTAGGAGGTGATGGCTTGTGGCAATAGTAGGTGATGCTTATGTGATGATACATGCCATTACTTCTGGTATTGATAAAGACATTAAAGATGGATTTAAAGATGTTGATAAACACGGTGAGAATGCTGGAGAAAGAGTTGGTAAAAGCTATCAAAAAGGTCTTAGACGTGGTAGCAGTGGTAAAGGTATTGACTGGAAAAAGTTTGAAAAAGAAAGCATAAAAGCAAGTGAAAAATTCAGTAGCCTTACTAGAACTGGTTACACTCTTGCTCCACTCTTACAGGCTGCAGCTGGAACAATTGGTGTTTTAGGTACAAGCTTAATTTCTTTAGGTTCTATAATTGGCGCTGTTGCCTTACCTGCCATGACTGTTCTTGGTGGAGCAATGATGTCCCTTGCTCAGGCAGCCATAACTGTAAAACTAGCATTTGCTGGAGTTGGAAAAGCAATTTCTGCTGGAAATAAAGCATCAAAAGCAGGTGCTGGCAACGCTAAAGCACTTGAAAAAGCAAATAAAGCATTAATAAGAGCGCAGAGAGCGCTGGCTAAAGCATATGAAGATGCTGCTAAGTCAGAGTTAAGAGCAAAGCGTGACCTTATTGACGCTGAAAATGAATTACATAAAGCTCGTGAGCAGGCTATTGAAGATTTACAGCAGTTAGGTTTTGACTCAGAAGATGCTGCAATTGCAGAGCAAAGAGCAGGAATTGAACTTGAAAAAGCACGCGAAACTCTTGCTCGTGTATCAGATCTTCCACCAAACTCTCGCGCTAGAAAAGAAGCAGAACTTGCTTTTGCTGAGGCTGATCTTAACTATCGCCGTGCAATTGATAAAAATAATGACCTTAAAAAGACAGAAGCAAAAAATGCTGCAATGGGTAGCTTTAAACAACAAGTTGATGGCCAAGAGAGTGTAGTTTCAGCAATAAGAGCAGTAACTGATGCTGAAGACGGCTTAAAAGAAACTAAACTTGAAAACGCAAGAGCCATCTTAAGCGCAACTGAAAATAGAGATGACGCGGCTGAAGCAGTTAAAGATGTGAAAGAGAATAAAGCTGCCACTGATGCATACGCGGATGCTCTAAAAGACCTCTCTCCCGAGGCGCAGCGTTTTGTTAAGTATATTGTCTCTTTAAAAGACGAGTTTAAAAAACTTAAAGCTTTTGCTGGAAAAGACCTGTTCCCTCTTCTTGAAAAAGCAATTGATAATCTTGTAAAAAATCTTTTTCCAAAACTTGGCCCTCTTCTTCAAGGAACTGGAAAAGCTCTAGGAGAGGTAGCACTTGGATTTTCTAAGACTATAACTAAAGCAGAGAACCTAAAAAGACTAGAAGCTATCTGGAAAACTAATGATAAACTTTTAGTAAACTTTGGCAAAGCAGCAAGCAACTTATATGAAGTATTTCTTATTCTCCTTACTGCTGCAAAGCCTCTTATTGATGCGTTTGGTAATTGGCTTGTTAAGATTACTGGGGCATGGAAAACGACCCTTCTGGCAGATGAAGCAACTGGAAAACTTGCTAATAGATTTAAAATTGCTCAAGGTATTTTTAAAGATTTAGGTACTATTTTTGGTAACGTTTTTGGCGGTTTAGGTAAACTCTTTGAAGCCAATACTGGCCCAGGTAGTGGCGGGCAAATATTTTTAAATTACTTTAAAGATATAACAGAGAAATTTAAGAATCTTAAGACCATTGATGGAAAACCTCTCAAGGAGTTCTTCGCAGGGGCAGCAGAAAATGGAACCCTACTTCTTGATCTTCTAGGAAAGATTCTTTACGGATTTATTAAGATGGCAGATGATCCTGCCTTAGGTATTTTTTATAAAAATATAGGGGACGCAGTAGATATCCTTAACACTATAGACCTTGGCGGGGCTATGATTGCTATTAGCGAACTTGCCATCGAATTTGCTAAATTTATAAAGATTGTCACAGATAGTGGCTCTATAGAAATATTTTTTGGTGTTCTAACTGCCTCCTTAAAACAGCTTAACAAATTTCTCTTAAGTGATCTAGGCCAAAATATTCTAAAAACATCTGCAAAGATTCTTCCTCTTTTAGCAGCTTTCGGATTTATTGCAAAAATTGGTGGCTTTGCATTTAAGGTGGTTGTTGGTGGTGTCTCTAAATTTGTTAAGCTTTTTACAAACATACCTAATTTAATCAGAGGTGTTATTACGCTTCTTGCTGATATGGCTGCTAAAGTTGGACTTGCCCTTGGACCATTCGTCGCAATTGTTGCTGCAGCTGCCGCATTTATAGCAATTTTAGTTGGTGCCTATACTCAGAGCGAGAAGTTTAGAAACTCTATTGCAGAACTTGGCACATTTATTAAAGAAAAAGTTTTAGCAAATTTTGAAAAAATAAAAAAGGCAATTGATGATGCCTTTGGTGGTGGTGCTGGTGCTGGTATGGCTAGCTTTAAAGAAGCTTTAAAAAATATTGGTGATTTTATAGCAACATATGTAATGCCTTACCTACAAATATTAGTAGGATTTATTATTGATGTTCTTGGTGGAGCAATTACAGGTCTTATTTATATTTTTGCTGCAGTAAAAGATGCATTTGTTGTTGTCTTTAATATTTTAACAGGGCTTTTTAGAATTTTTACTGGAGATTTTGAAGGAGCAGGCAGAGCATTTAGAACAGCATTTGGAGGGTTAGTTTCTTTCTTTGAAAATATTTTTAAAGCAATTTGGGCAGTTATTCAGCCATTTGTAGGAGTGCTTATGGCAGTGCTTAGTCCAATTTGGAATGTACTAAGAACTGGTCTTGAGCTTGCTTGGAGAGGTATCCAAGTAGTTTGGGACTTACTTGTCGCAGGTGTTCGGGCATACATAAGGGCCATCACTACTGTAATTAGTGTTGTTTGGAATGTACTAAGAACTGGTCTTGAGCTTGCTTGGAGAGGTATCCAAGTAGTTTGGGACTTACTTGTCGCAGGTGTTCGGGCATACATAAGGGCCATCACTACTGTAATTAGTGTTGTTTGGAA